GGTGAGCGTTCGTGGTTCTCCTTTGCCACCCCGTTGACTACATGGTGACCACGTTTACCAGAGGTAGCCATGCGCCCTCGCCGTTTCAAAAGGCTCTGCGCCGTAAACTCCTCCTCCCCTCCGAGAAGAGGGGGGCGCTGGGCCTAGGCCCATTTTGCGCAATCCCCCCCAATCCCAAGGAGAAGCCGGGGCGCCCGCCACCCCCGGCTAGATCAGCCGCGTCCTACCCGAGCCGGGTGGTCTTCACCATCGGCCCATAGTGCGGCGGCTTGCGGAGTTTTACCTCCCCCTTCCGCACCTGCTCGGAAAGGTAGTCTGCGGCCCGCTCTGCCCGCATGAATCGCTGCGGATTGCTGGCCCTGTGGACACGCTCCCGCAGATTGCTCGCCTCCGCGCTCTGTCTGGGCGCTCCCCCTTGAGCAAGGGGATTCACCCTTGCCCTCTGGGCGTAGAACGCCTCATGGCGGCGGTCGCACTCCGCGAGATGATGCCCATAGACGCATCTGTCCTGCGCCATGGTAGTCACCTCCCAGAAATATCCCCTTACGGGATACTTCTGGCAGGGGGGAGGGGGATTACTCCCCCTCCCCAATCGGCTAGGAAAGCCGGGTGGTCTTCACCACGTCGGGTTTGGTGGGCTTGCCCACCATCGCCGACAGCGAGACTTCCCGCATCCTCGCCAGAGCCGGGTGTTCCTTGTCGGTCCCCGGATTCAGATCCGGGTACTGACTCAGGAACTTCACGATGAGAGTCAGGTGTCCCGCCCTCATCCTCCGCCGCTCACCGTCGTCCACGGACTTCCCGGTCTGATCTTCGGCGATGATCTCCACCCACGACATTGCGGGCTTCCTCTTCGCCAGATCCGCCGGGAGTTCTTTCTTGTCCGCATGGAGCGTGAACTGCGGTCCCTTCGGAGCCTGATTCGACATTTGGCACCTCCGCCAAAAGCCCCCATTCAAGGGGGGAATGTGTAGTGCTGTCACTAAAACCCATGCTCGTCTCCCGCAGGGTCGTGGCGGGTGGCGCGTTGCTCGCCGGGAGCGCTAGGCCCGGGAGCCGCTGGCACCGGTCGGCTGGTCGCCGGGCGGCTCGACCGGGCCTCGACCGCGGTGCTGCCAGTCGGTGGGCGCAGCCCGAGGCACCCTACCACCCCCCCAGAGCGAGGCGACCGCGCGCACAGGACCAGCCTCCTATTTGCGCAAAAAAATTTCCCAACGGGAAAAATTCATCCGGCTCCGCTATCCACAACATATAGGGGCGATAATGGGCGGGTGAGCCTAGCCAAGCTGCCTGCCGGCCTCCTCCTCCCGGCGGGTGATAGAAGGAAGGGGAGGGTCGGCCCCCGCCTGTCGGCCCTCTCCTTCTGCCCCGCTTGTGGGGGCGAGGCTGAGGCGGTGAAGTGTAAGCTCGTTTGCTGCAACTGCCGCTCCATTGTTGAGAATTGTTCGGGAGACTGACTAAGTGACGCTGGCTGAATACAAGGAGTTTCTAGAGGTAGTCGAGGAGGCCATGGATCCTTATATCGAAGGGGATAGGGATGCGGCCCGGGCGGCTGCAAGGGCGGCGGCTCAGGTCCTAATCGATGCGGGCGCGATTGATCTAGATGGCTATTCAGCGGACTAGTACCGTACTCCGGGAGCTCCTTGAGCTGGTGGGGGCTGAAGCGGATGGAATGGGAGATGAGGATGTCAGGGAGATTCTCCGCAAGGGGGTGCCGCACGCGCTGAAGGCCCAGCTGGATATCATGATCGCGGGCGAGAATGAGAAAACCCGGGCTTACGCGGCGGACAGATGGCTGGATCGGTCGGGGTACTCACCCATCCAGAAGGTGGCGGTGAAGGAGCAGATTTCATTCGACCCAGAGACGTTACGGGCCCTAATGGCGATTGCGGCGGAAGATGATCAAGACAGCAGAATTCGCACGGCAGTTGGGGAAGGAAGCCAAGCAGGACCCGGAGGAGATCCGGCAGCAATTGAGGCAGAAGTCGAGGGCGAGCCTTTACTTCTTCTGCAAGGCGGTGCTGGGGAACCGGGATCTGACGCCCACCTTTCACCGGCAGCTTTGCAGCGAGATCCAAGACCCACTGATTCGACGCAGGCTGCTGGAGTGGCCGCGCGGTCACCTGAAGACGACCATCGGAACAAGGGGGAAGCCGATCTGGAGGTTGATTCAGAAGCCGGCGCCGCCGATGTTCTACGGTGCGAACGAGACGATGCTGTTGGTGCAGAGCAGCGCCGAGCTGGCCTCCCTGAACCTTCAGGCGATCCAACATGAGTTTACAGATAACAAACTCTTCCAGTGGCTCTTTCCGGAGCTGATCCCGCCCGACTATAAGGCAACAATCTGGAACACCATGCAGATGCGCGTCCATGGGGCGGAGCAGCCCGGACCGTCTATCTATGCCTTCGGTGTGGGCGGAAAGATGACGGGGCTCCATGTCCGGGGGATTATTGAGGACGACCTCGTGGATGAGACGATTGCGGAGAGCGAAATCGAGGTCAAGAAGCGCATCGACTGGCATCAGTATGCGTTTCCGCTCCTTGTTGAGCCGACCCGGGACTGGCTGGATACTATTGGGAACCGGTGGGGGCGGCGGGATGTGAATGGGTGGATCCGAGAGCATGAGAGCGACTGTCTCATCATGCACCACAAGGCGATCCATGATGAGGGTCCGCTAGCGGGCAAGCCGGTGTGGCCGGAGAGATTTCCACTGGAGGAGCTAGAAAAAATTCGGGCCAAGCTGGGCCCCTTTAAATACGCCTGCCAGTATATGAATGACCCGAAGGACGCGGAGAATTCCGCCTTCCGGTTGAGCTGGTTGCGCTACTACCAGATTCAGAGCGATGGAGATTTGATACTAGACGATGGGACTACGGTCAAACGGGACGAGCTCTTTGTCTACATGGTCATGGATCCGGCGGCGAGCGCCGGCAGTCGCTCCGATAGGACGGGCATCGTGGTGACGGGGATTGATCCTATTGGAAGAATTTTCATCCTAGATGCGGTGGGCCTCCGCAAGGACCCTTATGAGGCCCTGCATGATGTTTACAATATTTATGATAAATGGCGCCCCATGCAAGTGGGGGTTGAAGCGGTTACATATGCAAAGCTCCTGATGGGGAGCCTTGACCGGATGGCGAAGGAGAAGTCCAAGTGGCTTCCCATCGTGGAGGTCAAGGGGGCACAGAGTGCAGGGGCGAAAGAAGCGAGGATCAACCAGATTGTCGGGGAGACTTGCGCCGCGGGCCGCACCTTTATTCGACGGGAGATGGCGGACTGGATCGAGGAATATAGCTGGTTCCCGGACCCCACTACGCCGCGTGATATTCTGGATGCGTTCTCGCTCAGCGACCAGCTTTGGATCTTTAGGCGCCATGAGGGCAGAAAGGGGAGGGACGAGGCGCTGGACTGGGCGAACAAGGCCAGACGGGCGGGTAAGAATCTGGTGGGTGGGTACTGACCAAAATTGACAATTCGGCCTAATTGTGCTATAAACAAGCGGGGGTGTTTCCATGCCGGAAGGCGAGGACGACATCGTGGGTTTTGGGGGGACGATCTACTTGGGGCCGCGTCGGAAGAAGATATCGAAGGCGATTGGCTTTTTGGCGGCCAACTCCCGGCTCCCAAAGGAGCGCCAGATGACGACCATTACGGCGTTTGTAAAGAAAGTGGGAGGGGGTTGGAAGGCGTTCTCAGAGAGCGGGAGGCCGCTCAGCAAGAAACCCAAGAGTAAAGCGGGTGCCATTAAACAACTGCGGGCGGTTGAGATCAGCAAGCGCCTGCGAAAGGGTAGATAATGCCGAACGTTGGGGGAAAGAAGTTTCCGTACACGCCAGCAGGGAAGGCCGCGGCGGCCAAGCTTCAGAAGAAGATGACCGCGAAGAAGATGGCCGGTAAACTGAAGAAGGCCCGTTAGTACCCCGCCAAATGGCTGAAGCCCTTATTGATAATCTTTATCAGCCCTTGAAGATCGGGGCCAAGGAAGGCGCTCGCCTTGCGGAGGATCTGGCCACCAAGGTAAAGAGGGCGAAGGCCGACCGCTCTGAGCTGGAAGCGCGCTGGGAAAGGGCGCACAAGCTATTTGAGGGCATTCGGCCGGCGAAGACCACCCCTTGGGTGGACGCGGCCAATACGCACATTCCGCTGGTATCTACGCACGCGAGCGCCATCCACGCGCGCTTTATGACCTCGGCGTTTGGGCAGGAGCCGGTTTGGACGGTCAAAGCCAAGTCGCCTCTTTTTCAGGACTTCGCCAAGGCCGCCACAGAGTACATGGACTGGAGTGCCCGCAATGAAATGGGCCTTTACGAGGCCGTGCGGGACGCGGTATGGGACGCAGTAAAGCTGAATCTCGGCATCCTGAAAGCATCTTGGGTCCGCGAGGAGGGCCCGATCAGGAAGTATCAGCGCGGCAAGGATGGGAAGATGCGCCTTGTCGAGCAAAAGGGGGTGATCAAGAACCAGCCGTTAGTAGAGGCGGTTGCACCTCACATGTTCGTTTGGTCCCCGGGGGCTACAGATATTCAGACCGCGGAGTGGGTGGCGCAGATCCACAGGCTGTCGCCGCTCCAGCTTAGACATCTCTTTAAGCGCAGCCACTTTGTCCAGAACCGGGAGCTCATTCTTGCCACAGCTGGCTATGCAGTGGACGACCGGATTGTTGTCCAGATTGAGAAAAACGAGGGTATTTTTGCCTCAGACCGGGAGTTTGTAGAAATCTACGAGGTCTGGGCCGACACAGAGGTGAATGGAGAGCTGGTCAAGGTCAAGGCAATGGTGGAGCCGAGTCTGGGCGTGTTTGCTGCACTCCAGCCGAACCCGGTTCTGAACAGGCGGCGTCCGTTCGCGGCGCTCCGTCTGGAGTGTAGGGAACATTCGATCACCGGGCTGGGGGTGGGGGATCAAATTGGCGACCTGAACGAGGAAGCCAACACTGTCCATAACCAGATGATTGATGCTACCACCGTTTCAATCTGCCAGATGTTTGCTGTGAGACAGGGATCGCCCGCGTGGGAGGCCCTTGAGAGCGGGATCTATCCTGCGAAACGCATTCCGAAGGTCTCCGACAGCGACGTGAGCGTCATTGAAGTGGGCCCGATGAAGGCCACCTCCCTGCCGCTGGAAGAATATATCAGGAGTTATGCGGAGCGCCGCACCGGCATCAGCGATTTCGGCCTCGGTAGGGAGCCCTCCGCCAGCCGCCGCGGTACCGCCACCGGGACGCTGGCCATTATCCAAGAGGGAAACCGCAAATTCGACTTCCAAGTGTCGGATATGCGCCGGGGAATGGGCGAGATTGGCATGACCGTGCTGGGAATGATCCAGCAGGTGTACCCGGAGGGGAGACAACTGGAGGTCCTCGGGCCGGCTGGTGAGTCTTTCAACATGATTAACGTCGCCTTCCCGGAGGATACCCCGTTGGAAGAGGCGGTGAGCGTGGAAGTTATTGCTAACTCCGCCGCCGTCAACCGCCAAGTGAAGCGGCAGGACTCCATTTCGCTATTCCAGATCGTAATGAGCCTCTACGCCCAGTCGTTCCAGCTCGCCCAGCAGCTTGCAATGCCCGGGCAGCCCCCGCCCCTCATTGAAATGGGCGTTCAAATGGCCAAGGGCGCCAAGATTCTCATGCAGGACATCCTAGAGAGCTTTGAAAACCGACAGGCGGATGAAATTATTCCAGATTTAGAGGAGCTCTATGCTCAAATCGGAGCAATTGGCTTCGCTCAGGGATTTGCTCAGGCAGCCGGGTTGGGCGGTCCTGCTGGAGCTGGTGCAGGCGCAGGCGGTAGTCCAGTTGAAGGCGGAGGTGGCGGTGGATCCGCGGCTCCCGCCGGACCAATTCAAGGCGCAGGCGCTGGCCCACCGGGGGGCCCGGGAGGCTTATGAGGGATTTCAGGCGTTGATCAAACGTGAGCTTGACAACAAGCCCAAGTTAGGGTAAAATGGAGGCCGCAATGGACACGAATACCACTGAAAAGACCCCCGAACAGACGCCCGCCCCGGATAAGGGGGCTGAGGCCCTCGCCGCTGCGCAGCGTACCGCAGAAAGCGTGGCACGACTGGAGGGACAGCTCTCTATTCTCGCCGCCGCGGCCACCGCACCCCTACCGGTTGAGCAGAAAGAGGAAATGCCGGATGTCGTCACCGATCCGGAGAAGGCGGTCAACTACCTCTTCGAGAAAAAGGCCGGCCCCCTTCTGAAGCAGCAGGCGGAAGTGGGCGCCCGCACCCAGAAGGAGCTGGTTGCCCTCAAGCGCGCTGAAGATTGGCGAGAATTCGGCAGCGCCGTTGAGCAGATGGTGCGCGATAACCGCATCCCGGTGGAAACGCTCTCCCAGCCCGGCGCCTATGAGAAAATGCTGGACATGGTTCGGGCGGATCATCTTGATGACATTATCAAGAAGCGCACCGAGGCGGCCCTCGCGCAGCGTGCCGAAGCTGACCGCGCTGCCGCTCTCGCCTCTGTGAGTGGTCAGGCTGCCGGCGCCCCGGGGGCGGATGCGGGGAAGCAGAAGTTTTCTGATCGTCAGCTGCACATCCTTGCCAAACTCAAGGTTGCCCCGGAGGATGCGCTGAAAGGTCTGGAGGGCACCACGGACGATGGTATTTGGATCAGGGGGACGGTTTAAATGAGCGACATGGATCTCGCACTGCGCATTGAGGAATCCAAAAAGGACCCCAACAAGGTCTATAGCTGGGTCCGGGATGACAAACTGGAATACCACGCTGCGCAGGCGCGCGGTTACGAGCGTGTCCTCGTTTCACAGGAGGGGGACCGATTCAAAGACGACTTTCGCGGTAAGGGCGTGGACGGCCTTGTGCGCGTCGGCGACCTTGTTTTGATGTCTTGTCCCCGGGACATGGTGGAGGCCCGGAATAAAGAAAGGGCGGATCGCAGCAATCCACATAAGCAGCTAATGAACGTCAAAGAAGGCTTCAAGGACGCCGCGGCCGCCGCGGGGATCCGCACCGTTGAGGACGAGGGCTAAATGTCCACTGTTGTCACCACCACTCTTTCCCGCCTGCTGGATCCCGGCCTGCGTCGGATCTTCTCCGATAACATGGCCATGGTTGCCGACGAGTATGGCCCGTTCGTCAATGTCGAGACGATGGACGAGCCCTACTTCACGGACTACAAGATGGCCTACTTCGGGCTGATTCCTCAGAAGCCGGAAGGCCAGCCCATCAGCTACGATGCCCCCATCCCGGGGACCACGAAGCGCTACGATCCGGTTAACTTTGGCATGGGCTTCCGGTCCACGCACGAGGCCGTCCGCGATGAGCGCTACGGGCAGCTGAAGAAGATGTCATCCCACCTTGGGCGCTCCGTCAAGCAGAGTGTCAACATCCTCGGGGCGAGTGCATATAACAACGCCTTCTCGACCAGCTTCGCCGGCTTCGTCACCGGGGAGTCCCTCTGCTCGACCAGCCACGCGCTGCTTGGCGGTGGTACCTATGCCAACCGCCCCTCCACGGATGTGGCCCTTTCGGTGGCTGGCTTGCAGGCTGCCGTTATTCGCATGGAGAAGACGGTTTCTGATCGTGGTTTCAACACCCCCATCAAGCCGCGTCTCCTCGTCATCCCGGTGGATCTTCGCTATGTCGCCAAGGAGATCCTGAAGACCCCGGAGCTCCCCTATACCAATCAGAATACCATCAATGCCATCCGGGACGAGGGCCTCATGTTCCGCGAGTGGCACTTCCTCACCAGCACCACGGCGTGGTTCCTCCTCGCTTCCGACCATGATATCAACATGTTCTGGCGCGAGAAGCCCGTGTTTGCCAGCGGTGACGACTTCGACACCGGCGACGCCAAGCACAAGACCTACTTCTCCATCGCCAAGTCCGATTGGGGCGAGTGGAGGGGCATTGACGGCACGGACGGCACTCCGTAGTTAACCAATAGCCGGGGGGTGATGAGCCCCCCGGTGTTATGCCTCCCTGATGAAGGGAGGATATAGGACAGTAGAAAAATGGCCCAGACTCTTCTCACCCGTAGGATGCGTGCCGTCAAGACGATCACCGGCGCTCCGCCCATTGCGCAGCGTTTTCAGGCCGGAGAGGCCCTTGTTGCTGGTGATGTTGTCGTGCTGGTCAATTCCACCAACAAGCTCGCCAAGTGCGATGGCACCATTCTCCAGACTGCCGGCACCGATGATCACATCGATGTCAGCGACCTGACCGCCGCCGGCGAGGGTCTTCTGGCGGGCGTTTGTCTAGGCGCCGCCGCGGCCAACGACAACGTCGTGGTCGCTCTCGCGCACCCGAACAACATCTTCGAGGCCAACTTTGGCGCCACCGTTGATGGAACCACCGCTGTTGCCAACGTTCTCGACGTGACCGACCTTGGATTGGTGGTGGGTGTGGTCCTCATGGACACCGGGGAGTTTGTTATCTCCAGCGATGTCAGCAACAACAACTCCATGGGCTATATCGTCGAGGCTGGCTACGGCTTCGACGGAGAGTCCACGCAGGCTGGTCACGGCGTGATCGGCGACACCAACGTTCGGGCGCGCTTCATCTTCTCGGACTCCATTATCCGCACCGGCTCTGGCCGCCTGTACTTCTGCCAGTAAAGGAAACCAATGGCCTTCGGAGATCGTACTCTCACTCGTAGTCCGAACCGTGGTCCTTCCACTGGAAGCGTGGTTCCCCTTTTGTTCACCCTTGGGGGACCGGCGGGCACTGTTGACGCCACCCATACGGTGAGCTGCCGTGCGCCCTTTGATTGCCGTATTCAGGGCGTTACCGCTGCCACCTCCGCGGCCAATACCGGCTCGCCCACCTATGATGTGACGACCACCACTGGGGCCCTCTTCACCGGTCGTGCCGTCCCGTCCAACACGAGCGAGTTTGTTGACATCACTGCTGTCGCCACCGCTAACCGCAACGTCGCCAAAGGCGAGCTCATTAGCGTCGTTTTCACCGACGTGGGCGGATCTACGGTGGCCACCGGGCTCACCGTTTGTATCGCCCTCTGGGTCAAAGACTACCCCCAGACTGACGAAGCCAACGACTAAGGAGGTCATCGGTGGGTAACCCTACCTTTAGTCGCTACGACCGAATCTGGTGGGATCGCACCGGAGCCGGTCTTGATGTCGCCGGTCTCTCGGATAGCACCGTCCAGCCGGGTACCCCGTTTGTCATCGACGATAACCGCACCATCTGGGTGAGCCCGCCGCTCACACCCCAGATTGGCACGGTAGACTCCTCCCCCATGATTCAGGCTGCCCTCACGGCAGCCAAGGCCCGGGGGACGGCCACCAACCCAGTCACGGTCCGATTTATGCCGGGTCTTTACACCGTGAACACCGGTCTATCTCTCACCTCCGCGGTGGGTGTGAATCTAGAGGGGGCGGGCTTTGAGCACACTGTAATCCGCTTCGCCTCCTCTGTCTATACGACCGGCGTGCTTTCCACCCTGCTCGATCTCTCCGGCTCTACGAATATCTGCCTACGTGGAATCTGGCTTGACGCACTTACCGGCGCTAATGCCTCCACCGTGGGGACGGCCAGCTCCACCGCCGCGCTCCTCGACAACACGGACGACGTGCGCTTTGACTCCATGAAGTGCACGGCCATCACCTATTCGGTGTGGGCACAGACCAACACGGCCGGTAACCTCATTGAGGTCTTCAATAGCCGTTTCGTAGGCACCAACGGTATTCGTACCGCGTCCGAGACGTGGCATATTTTCTCCTCGGATCTTCGTGGTGAGCGTAGTGATACCACGCAGTTCGCTGGAAATGCCGTCCCGGTCTTCGCCCTTCAGACCAACGGGCCCATTCAAATTTGGGGCTCCCACCTTCACGCCGAGGATACCTCCACTACGTCCACGGGCGTTTGCTGCGTGAGTGTAGGAAGCGGCCACTCCGTTGAAGTGGTGGGGACTACGCTTCACGCCGTTGTCTCTGGCGATTTCGATGCCAGCAGCCGTATCTGTCTAATTGCCCGTATTAATTCCACCGCTGCCGCCGCCTCCCTCACGCTCGCGGGCAACAACTTGCTCATCGAGGCGGGCAGCATCACACAGAAAACCGGTACCGTTGGTGTCCTTCAGCTAGCATCTACTAATAACTCTCAGGTCCACTATATAACTGGGAATTCCCTGAAGGAAACTCTCGGCACCGGTCACAAGCGCGGCAACATTATCCACAGCGCCGGCTCTGGCTCCCCGACCATCAAGTGGACTGGGAATATCAGCTCTGCCGGTGGGTGGACGCGCGCGGGCGCGAACGCCATTGCAGTGGGCAGCTTCACTACCGTTGAACCGGGCCGGCAGGCCGGTGGAGCTACCCTCGCGGCTGGCGTCGCCCGGATTCTTCTGATCACCGACGGGGGCAACACCTCTGAGGTCGCCGCCTCTTTCAGCAATGTCTCCACCTCTGTAACTGGTGGAGTCTCTTTCGATACCATCTTCAAGCCGGGTGATTTTGTCAGGCTCTCTACCGATACCGACTCTGCGTGGACCCGTATCCGAGCTGTTTCTGCCACCACCCTTTCGCTTGAGGAAAACTACCGCGGCTCCACCGCCGTCGGCACCGCCAAGCTCGGCACCCAGACCATCAACACCCAGCCGGATTCTAGCTACCGGGTCGCCGTCACCTCCACCAACGTCGCCAACGAGACCTTCTCGGTCACCCTCAAGCATCCGAGCGGCTTCCTCATCACGTCCAGCAACGGCGCCTCCACCACCACCGCAGATTGGGTGATTCTCAGGTAGAAAAATGGCTGACGGCCTTTACGGACTTCGGGAAATTGTCATCGACCTGAACACCACCGGTGCGCGGGAGATCAAGAAAACCCCTGAGCTAATCGCCATCAAGGCGATCCTAGTCATGGGAGCCTCCGGGGCGGGGGCGGGGAATATCGTCCTCCGGGAAGACAACGCCTCCGGGGACGTGAAATTCCGCTTCATCAACGTCAACTCTGCCAGCTATACGTTTACTTTCACGCCGGAGAAGCCCATCTGGTGCCGCGGGCTCTACATGGATGCCATCGGGACGGCTTGGGCTACCCCGGCCACGATGATCATCTACTGTGATTAGGCGAGCTGTTCTCCTCTTTCTCCTCATCTTTACCGGCTGGGCCGCTCCCGCCCTCGCTACGGATTACTACTTCTCCAACTGCGGCTGGCCCACCAACACCGCCCCGGCAGGTTCTGCCTGCGATAACGGTGGGGTGGGATTCAATGGATGTACCAACGCCGCCGTCCCCCGGGGTAGCTCCGCAAACCCTTGGTGCCTTGATCCGGAGGGTTTGGCTGAACAGACCTCCACGCGCCCTCCCGGTTCACAGCGCGTCTCCTTCGCCGCCATGCAAGATGGGGGTGCAGGAACCCTTTTGACAGCAGAGCTCGCTCCAGCCGACAACGTCTATCTCTGTGCGGACGCCTGCGATGGCGCCAGCACTGCTACCTATAATCTCACCACCAGCGGTACCTACTGGCTTACCCTTTTGTCCAGCGGAACCCTTGGAAACCCCATCAGCGTCAAGGCGTTCTGCGACGTAGACAGCTGCGACACCGTTATTCTAAACGGCGACTCCAATAACAACGCCTATCCGGAGTCCACCGTGGATGTCCGCGGTGTCCTCACCTTCGCCGCCGCTCGCTCCTATTGGACATTCGATGGCCGTTGGGATATGGACGGGGTGCGTCACCTTATTTTCGAGCGTTTCTACGGTGCCACCGACATTTGGAACATGACGCACGGGCCCAATAATTTCATCTTCGACGGTATCGAAGTCCGCAAGATGTCTTGGCAGATGTGGTCCGCGCAGAACGTTGCCGATCCAGATTGCTACGATCAGGGCGGTAACATGTTCTTTATCAACGACTTGGTGGACACCGTTACCTTCCGCCACATCTCCGTCCACCACACCTGCGCCAGCACCTTTAGAAACAACAACGGAACCATCTCGGGTTCCTCGATTGTAGAAGACAGCCTTTTCTACAACGTTGACATCATCAGCAACGACTTCAATTATTACAACAAGATTTTCCGCCGCAACACCATGCTGGACTTCTATCAAGGGATCTCGATTGAAGACAACCACGTTGGTGTTACCATTGAAGACAACATCATAGGATGTCCGGGGATCTACCGGGTAGATAAATCTTCCGGTCGTTGTCTAGGCGCCATCAACGTCAACAACGGGAACAACGGTGCCAGCACCGTCACCACCAAAGACATCACCATCCGCCGAAATCGCATCTTCGGCCAGATTGATGGAAACTACGATAGTGGCATCAATGGCATGTTTCAGGACCCCCCGCTCTGGGTGCATTTTAACAACCCCAACGCGGCCAACAATGTTCTAATCGAGAACAACATGCTCTGGTTCCTGCGTGGATGGGATAACGCCTCCCAGCCCGCCATTTCCGTTCAGCTCGCCCGTGCCACCGGAAATGAAGCCATCATCCAGAATAACACCGTCTATAATACAAAGTGGGGCATCAAGATCGACGGTCTGAACGCGGGCGTAGACTACGTGGTTCGCAACAACCTCGTCGTCCGTTCCAACAAGGAAAACTCCCCCACCGTCGGCCTGACCATCACCGCCAATGCCAGCACATCCCGCATTATTAGCAATCTCATTACCAATGAGAATCTGGGCGGGAATATCGTAAACAACAACGGAACCACCTATAATTGTGCTGGCATCGCCGGCTTCAACAACGGCGGCACCCGGGTTGGAAACGTCTGCTCCGACAACGGCGCCCCAACCACCGCTTTCTTTCTCGATATCGCCAGCGGTCTCAAGAGTCACTGGGATCTCCATCTGAAGCCCAACGTTGGAAACCCCGCCTTTGACACCGGGAATGCTACCGGGCCCTCGGATGACATCGACGGGGAGGCGCGTCCTCACGGTGCAGGCAATGAAATCGGTGCCGACGAAGACTATGGACTCTCGCCGCCGGGCGAGCCCAATCCAGTCTGGATTTCCGCCGGTCTCCCCTCGCCCCCCATCAGGATCGACTAATGGCTCGCGTCTGGTGGGATACTACCCAGCCGGGCGCTGGTGACAGCCAGCTAGAGAACCCCGCCGACTCCGCCCCGGACCCCGATGAGGACTCCGGCATCACCGGCCGCGCCGCCGAGGAACCTTGGGTCATCTGTGCCCGCTCCGGATTTCCCTTCCCGCTCTCCGAAACCGCTATCGATCCCAATACCGGCGCTCGTGTGGGTATCCGGTTTCTTGATCCCCCTGCCCCTATTGTAGACGGGGAACCCGGGTAGTCCAACCCCAACCAGTGGTATAATAAGACGATGGGCGACCTTACGCGCAGTACAATGGAGACCCACGTTAAGTTTCGCATTGGTAACCCCACCAATGTCGATAGCCTTATCACGGACGCCGTCAAGATGTCCTATGACAGCCTTGTGACCAGCATTCTCCTACCAGAGAACCAAGGAGTCGCCAGCGTCGTTCTCACCGAGGGAATCTCTACCTATATCGGGCCGACTGACTTTGTCTACCCCATTTTTCTCCGTAATGTCACCGACACCGTCCCCCTTAAACAGCGGTCCCATCAGGCGTTGGATCGCAAGGGCTCTGTTTCCAACGGTCCTCCTCGGGAATACATTTGGTACGGCGGGGATATCACATTCTCCCCCACTCCGGATGACAGTAGCACGGTTATCCAGATGCGCTATATGAAGCGCCTTCCTCCGCTTTCAGCAACCACCTCTGTCTCCGACCTCCCCCGAGAGTGGGATGAAGTCATTATTCAAGGGGCGTTTGCCAGAATGCTAAGCTGGATGGACCAGAACGATGCTTCTCTCCGTGAGGAAGCCAAGCTGGACAAAATGATCGCCTCCCGCCTCGACCGCATCAGGGAAGCCCTCCGTGATAGCGATGAGGTCGCTGCCCCCGTTCTCGGCCCCCTTACGACTTGGAGAGCCCGCTAAATGTCCGCCAATCAGTGGATTAACACCACCCCCGCCAGCGGCGATCAGGTTAGCAGCGGCGATGACAAAATGCGGGAAGACCGCGTTAACACCAGCGAGCGCACCAAGCAGGGCGGTCACTACATGGCTAACGCCGACCCTGTTAGCAATGCACAAGAGAACGACGACGGGAAGCATGTGGCGGGCTATGGGCCGAACGGCGGCCCCCATATCTACCGCTCCGACCGCTCCACCAAGCTGGTGGACTTTAGCTCCGATACGGTCATCGATATGACCAACGCTACCACCCTCACCGCCCCGGGGGTTACCACAGGAACCGACCCCGGCCATAAACACAGCGGGAGCATCGTTTTCCGAATCGGAAGCACCCTTGCGAGCGGCCGTCAGAAGGTTCTCTTCGATACACCGCGCAATATGGAAATCTACTCCGTCCAGTTGGTCGTGGGAACCCGCCCCGGCTCGGGTACCCTTGATGTGGATCTCCTAGACCTAGGAGGGCCCGCCGACGCCGTGGATCGCTTCGCCGTTGCCGGTCAGTCTATTTTCGAGCCCGGCCATCGCCCTACCCTTGCTGCCGCTGGCAACTATTCGGTTACCAAGGCGGGAGCGACGGATTTCTACAATGGCGCCGGTGGAACCACCTTTTACACACTGGCGGCGGGCCGTGAGCTTGGTCTAGACATCATCAGCACCGGCACCAGCACCGCCGACCTCATCGTTTACATCTACGCTCGGAGGCTCTAATGGCTGTTAGCCGGCCGGCCACGGCGACGTTTTTCAACTCGCCGGGCACACCCGACATCATCGCCCTGAATATGCTTCCGGATGGATCCGATTCCAACACCGGGACATTCGGGCACATGACCAACACCACCGCCAATTACCAATATTGGTTCCGCCCCCAGCTTCCCTACATTGAGTTTACAGGCTGGACACCTAATCTCTCTGCCGCTGTCTATCCTAGCCGTGTTATTCGCGTGGTGGTAGAAGCCTATGGGACTGCGATTGCCAATTTCAACCCAGAGGGCTTTACGCTATTTATCAGCCACGCCAACACTGCCGGCGCTCCCACCACGGCCGTTGCCACCTTCGTTGGGGCGAAAGCGCAAGGTAGTAGCATTCTAACCACCTTTGCATTCCCCAGTCCCCTCTCCAGCTCCAACTACCCCGACCTCACCAACCTCCGGCTGAAGATCGGTGGACAGCAACAGCGGGTTACCGGTACTGGATCTCCCGGTCAGGGGTACTTTTTCATCCGCGTTTACGAAGTTTACGTCATCGGCGATGAGCCCGGCGCCGTCTCCAGTGATATTATTTCGAGCTTCTAATGGCCGTCACTTCTCTCTACCCGGTTGAAAACGGTTCCCACATCCCACTTACCGGGACGGTGACTAGCGGCGGTGTTAACCAGCTTATCGCCCTCGCCCCCTTTGTAATCGACGAGGATCCCACCACCTATGACGATGACAATAGTTTCATCGCCTTTGGTCTAGGCGCTCCCGACCCCGCACGCTGGTCGTTTAAAATGGTCTCCCCGGCATCGCTGGGTATCGGATTCGGAACCCACATCAATAGCATCCGGGTAGGAATGAGGATTAGACGGGGTGGTGTTGGAACGGGCGTGGCTAAACTATTTGTCTACCGCAACGCCCCCTCTACCATCATCATGGACGCCGCCAACCAGCTTACCCTCACGACCAGTTACCAAGATATACTTACGACTTGGAACACCGATCCCACTACCGGGCAAATCTGGGATGTCTCCGATTTCGAGGCCGGTATGATCGAGTTTGGTATCTACGAGGGCGGCACCTCACAGGGAATTGTCACCGCACTATGGGCAGAAATCGACTACCGCCCGGATATCTGGGTAAGATTTGGCGGCACCTCCTCCGCGTGGTCCCCCGCCTCGCCCTCTTCGCCCTCTTGGGTGGAACCGGAACCATTTACACCAACTTGGAGCTAGATGTGGACAAATCAGATGTCCAGATGGCCGCCCTTGATCTCCACGTTCCAGAGGGAATCGATGGGGCCGCTCTACTGGTTGCGATTGCCGAGGTGGAGAGTCAAAAAGGTGAGCGCCGGGAATGTCCCCGGCATGAGTCCGCCTATTGCTATGGGGGTTTCTACTACAAGTCTCCCAACGGAGATGACCTTCGGGCCGCCTCCGAGAAATACGGCTGCCTTGCCCACTGTTCATTTGGAAGCTGGCAGATCATGTACATCACGGCCCGGGAGCTGGGATTCAATGGGAAGCCCACCGATCTAAACGACGACACCATCGCGCTCCCCCTTGTGGTCCGCTATATGAACCGTCGTATCCTTGATCGCTTCCCCCGTATTACCGTTGCGGGTATCGCAGATGCTTACAACACCGGGCGTCCGGATGACGCCCATGTGAATCCGCTCTACATCAACGCAGTAGTCACCGCTTACGGAGACCTTGTCAAATGAGCGGCGAGAACGGCTGGCCCGAATACCAGCGTCTGGTCCTGCGCAGTTTGGAGGAGAATAAAATCGAGCTCACCGCGATGCGCGTTGAGGTCATGGCCCTTCGTGTGGACGTGGCGATTCTCAAAACCAAGTCCGCCATCTGGGGGGCAGCGGCCGGCTTTGTTGCCAGCCTTGTTCTGACTGTCATTTCTCGCTGGAGCTTCTAAATGGCCCCCCCGGCCAAGGCCCCCTCTTTGAGGATTGTTCAGCTCCCGGCTCCGCCTTCCGCAGCTGAGGACAGCCGCAGTCTAGTTGGCTGGCTTGGGGATTTAGTGAAGTCCCTTCAGGTATCGTTTTCCACCCATCAGCACCAGTTTCCTCAGGCCCTCTCCGGGGAGCTTCGTCTGAGCGTTTATACAATCGCCACCAAGCCTACCGCTGGCGCCGCCGGAGAGGGAGCGGTAATCTGCGTCAGCGATGAGGTCGCCGGCCAAAACTTTCAAGGCTCCGTTGGCGGCGCGTGGGTTTACCTTGGCTAGATATAACCGCACCTCCCTTAACCCCCTTAATGGGGGAGTCCACCGTGGCCTAGACCAAGTGCGCCGTCCACCCCAGTTTTCCCCCGCGCTCTCCAATATCCGCATTCGAGATGGCGTCCTCCAAAAGCGCCCGGGGTCTCGCGCTTACGCTTCCGGCACCCTCGCCGGAACCATCGTGAGCGGCTTTGAATATAAGCAGGAGGCGGGGACCACCCAGTTAATTGCCGTGACTGGTGGAGCGGCAGGAGGGAACCGAAAATTCTACACCAGCACCGCCGGCGGTGCGTGGACCGATAATACCGGGGCCGTCACCATGGTAGGTACCGCCCTTGATCCATACGATGCAGCAATCGCCCCCAATCCCACCCGCATCGATAACCTCTATATTAGCAACGGGTTCAATAGCATCGCCACCCAAGAAATCCTAAAGTGGGATGGGACCACACTCTCTAATATAGCAGCCGCCCCCGGCTCCGCCCGCACTCTTTGTACATTTGCCAACCGCCTCTGCGCTGGAAACATCTACGATGGCACCCAGATCCGCGGGAGCCGCTTTGCGTGGAGCGCGGATGGCGATGCCGACACCTGGAGCGGTGCCACCTATGGAGAGGTGGATCTTGTAGAAACCCCAGATCCCATCACCAAGCTTCTCATGCTGGGGAGCAACCTTGTTATCTACAAGGAGCGCTCCATCTTTATCGGCAGCGAAACCGGCATCCCAGAGCTCCCCATTAGGTTCTCCTTGAGAAGCCGAGACGTTGGCGCCATCGCTCCCTTTAGTGTGGCCTCTGCCTTCGACCGCCATTTTTTCCTTAGTTACGACGATGTCTACGAATTCGACGGTGCCGGCTTCCGCCCCATTGGGGAGCCAATTCGTCCGGATCTTCGTGGCATCAACGCCAGCGCACTTCGACAAGTCTTTTCTGTCCTTTCACCCCTGAACAGCGAATACTGGCTATTCGTTCCCGTTGGTTCCAGCACCGTTCCCAGCCGTGCCTACGTCTTTAACTGGGCTGAGCGTCACTGGACAATTTGGGACCTTCCCCAAGGGGCAACCTGCGGCTTCCGGGCTGTTACCTCTGGCGGTCCCACTTGGATCACCGTCACCGGAACGTGGGAGGATTACGCTTCCGTCAGCTGGGATGCCTTGGATGTCGTCGGTGCCCCTACTTCTATTCTCGGCATGGCCGACCTCACCACTGATGAATACACCTATCTCGTGCCAAACGACAACGGTGCGGGCATCTCAGCCTACTGGGAATCCAAGGATGAAGACATGGCCGGCCAGATCAGCCAGAACGGCCGTCCCATCACCGGCGTTGATTACAAAACCCTCTCCCGTGTTACACTACGGCTGCGCTCCAGCGGCGCCACGCCCACCATTAGCCTAGGGGTTTCGGTAGATGGGGGTGCAACTTATTCAGCCTCGGTCAGCGGTGAAGCCCCCTCAAGCGGTGGGGAGATTAATTTCGACGTATGGCTAACTGGGACGAAATTCCGAATCCGAATCGCCAACAGCACAGCGAGCGAGCAGTTTCCCCAAGTGGAGGAGATCACCCTTCATTACCACGTTCGGGGCGAGAAGTAGGTCTGCCGAACGGCCTCCGCCCGTTCGTATTCAGCGAGGAAAAATTCCGCCGTCTCGGTGGCCGTATCTTCTCCCTCCCCCAATTCTGGGACGACCGCTTCGGCGGCCCCAACGGCTTCGCCCGCTATCTCCTCGATCCGAAGACCATCATCCTAGAAGTTGGTGATGAAAAGGGTCTTATTATTCTTGAGAACGTGGAACCAAATGGATATGCCTTGGTGCACATCGTTATCCCCTTTCGCCGCCCCATCCCAGACCTAGATCGTCTCCTCCTAGACGCCACTCGATGGGCCTTTGCCACTTTTAATCTAGCCTATATTGGCGCTTGGATCCCTGTTCGTTTCAAGCCGGCGTGGAAACTCGCCGAGCGCCTCCGTTGGAATAGAGATGGACTTCTACGCGGAGTTGTGGTATACTCCGGGATGCGTGAAGATGCCTTCGTCTATTCGATAGCCAAAGAGGAAGTCCCCACATGAGTATGGGTTCTGGTCAGATCAAGCCGGTCAATCTCCAGAGTAAGGCGGCTTCCGCCTATACCAGCTCCTTTGGAAACTATCTAAACAGCATCCTCTCCGGCTTCATGACCTCCGGTAAGAATCCTCTTCAGTCCCCAGTGAACCCCATGGGCAACGCGGTCATGCAGCAGTATCAGGGACTACTCACCGGTCAGGATCTCGGCAACGGTCCCTACGGGGCTGCCAACACCTATCTTCAGGATCTCATTAGCGGTAAGGACCAGCTGGACAGCTCTCCCTACGTCAAGCAGGCACAGTCCACTTTCAAGAACGATATCGCGCCCGGTATCAGGGAAAGCCTCGGTGCCCAGTATGGAGTACGCTTCGGAACGCCCGTTGCCGAGTCCCTTAGCAGGGCGGGTGAGCGCGTTTCCACGGATCTAAATAGCCAGCTCCTCGGGCTCCAGCAGCAGCGCGACCAAATGCGCCTTGGAGCTAGCCAGTTTGCTGCCGGTCAGCAGCAGGGCCTCCTGAAGGACGCCTTCGGCGCAGGTGCCTACAGCCAGTCGGTGGGCACCGCTGACCTTGAGCGCCTTTTGAGTTTTCTACTGGGAGGCGGCAATCTAATCGGCGCCGGCAGCGGCCAGTGGATGTACCCGCAGTATGGGCAGTCGCAGAATTCCCAGTTGCTCTCCGCCCTTTTATCTACCGGTGGGGCGGTCGCGGGCGCCTACTTTGGCGGTCCCGCCGGAGCCGCGGTCGGTCAGAAGGCCGGCCAGACGATTGCCGGGAAATAAGTGAGCTTCCTCGACTACTTTTTCGGGCCGCTAGTCAACATTTTGCTGACCATCAACGCGAATCTGGAAACACTCATCAAGCTTCAGGCTGCTCATGCGGCCAAAGGAGACCGAGAAATGTCCGATCTTACCGCCGCTGTCGAAGTCATCCGTGGAAAGGTGGCTCAGGTTCTCACCGTGGACGAGTCTGCCGCGGTCCTCATCAAGGAAATCGCCCAGACCATCCGTGACACCCCCGGGGTGACCGCGGATATTCTCGCCCTCGCCGACAAGCTGGAGACCTCCTCGCAGGCTCTCGGCGACGCCGTGAAGGAAAACACGCCCGCCGCCGCGTAAACCCAACGGGATAGCACCATGGCCCTTCCGACGCTTCCTTGGATGTACCAGCAGCTCCTTCCCCAGCTCGGGGGAGGAGCTCCTTCTCCGTCTGCGCCGTCGAACGCCGCCCCGCCGCAGGCCCCCCAGTCGCGGCTACGCGGCTTCCTTCAGAACCTCGGCCCTGCCCTCTCGCAGGTCAATATCGGACCGCCCACGGTTTCGCCTGTACCTACGAGTGGTGTGGCCGAGGTTCTGAAGGCGATTGCGGGCGGCGCCCAGTCTTTCCAAGGGGCCCGACAAGCTGCTCAGGATCAGCAGCTTCAGAATCTTTTTCAGCGTGTTCGCTTCGGCCCGGCGGCCCAGTCAGCAATGCGCAAGGTTGCCGCAGGCGACCCCAACCTCAGCCCGGGAGAGGAAGCCGCTCTCAACTTCATCCAGCCCAACCTCTCTGGTCAGATCCCCGATGTGAGCCGTCCGGGACGGCAGGCTGCCTTTGATCGACAGACTGGTGGTGTCCTCACGGCGGGACAGCAGCAGCAGGGACAGCAATTCACCGCTCAGCAGGGACAGCAGGAATCCCAGTTTGCCCGCGATCTCGCCCAGCGGCAGGCTCAGTATGAAAAAAGCTACGATCTAGAGCGCCGCAATCTGGACGAGCGCTCCAAGATACTTGGCTTCGAGCAGAGCCGCATCAACACCATGAACAGTGAGCTCGCTCTGCGCCGCTTGCAGACGCGCGCGGAAATTCGCGACAAGTACGCTCCAGACACCCCAGAGCAGCGGGCCGGCCTCAACCAGTATCTCGATTGGTACTTTGGGGATCAGTCTAAGCCGCTGGATCCCAGCATCCAGAAAATCGTTGACACCATTCCCACTTCCAAGGAACTCACCGCCGAGGCCGCTCTGCGTCGCGCGCAGGGCAAGGAGGGCGAGTTTATCACCCTCATGAAGGGCCTTGTTGCCCAGAAGGTACAGGCAAAGGACTGGGAGGACGCGGTGCAGAATAACAAGGTCCCCCCTGCCATCGCCATGGCCATGGGAACGTTGGTAGCCCCCGGAGTAGGTCAGCGCATTACCAGTGGGGACCGCGACACCGAAGCCGCCATGACCGCCCTTCGCCAGTGGCTGGGTGTGGACACCTCTCATTTCTTCGGCATGTTCAACACGCCCTTCGGAGCCGCGGGCGCCTCCGCTCCGCAAGAAGTCCCCACCGCTCCGGGTGGCCCGCTAGGCCGTCAGGAAGGCCCCCTTGGGACGGATCCGCAAGCTGAGCTGGACGCCCTCAAAGCCAAGCATGATCGAGGAGAGCTCCTCACTCCCGTCGAACAACAGCGTGTCATCGAGCTCCGAAAGATCCCCGGAGTCCACTAAACTAAAATGCCGTCGCCGCCCTCGAAGGAGGATCTCAACTGGGCCATGGCTACCCCTGAAGAGCGCCTCGCCCTCGCTAAACTAAAGGGGCCTGCGGCTGAAACCGAGGAGCGTGCCCGTATCCTCAAGGAGCAGGCTTCTCTCTTCGGAGAGAACGCCGCTCCCGCCGGCGACGCCCTCTCTGCACAGGCCCGGCTCTTTACCGATCCAGTCCCACAAGCTCCCCCTGTTCCCTCGGATCCCTTCGCCACCAACCTCGCCCAGACGCGCCTCTCTCCGGACGAGATCGGTCAAGGACTTAACGACATGTTCGGCCAGTCCTCGGTCGGCGCGGAGCCGTCCCCCACCGGTGGTCCGGAGCTCGCCGGCATTGGGCGGGCCGCGCAGGGATTCGCTTCCGGCCGCACCTTCGGCCTCACCGACAAGCTCATCCCCCCGCCCGAGGATGCAGTGGGCCGCACCACCTTCGAGGCTGGCAATCTCTTCGGTGGGATTAAGTCGTTCGGAACCGTTCTCAATTGGCTAAAGGGCGGAGCCGCCGCTGGCTCCACCATTCTGAAGGCCGGCCGCGCTGGCCGCATCCTAGAAGAAATCGCCACCGGTAAAACCTTTCCCAACGTCACCAATGCCGGTCTCTTCGCCGCCACTAGCGCCGTCACCAATTCCCTTTCGCAGCTGATCGCCTCCGGTAAAATCGACCCCACCCAGCTGGGTATGGCCGCCGGTTTCGGCGCCCTCCTTGGTCCCACCCAGACGGTCAGCGACGCCCGTATCCTAGAGGGCAAATGGACCCCCAATCCCTTGCGTATGATCGGGGGTGCAACCGCGGTCGGAGCTGCACAGGTGGCGGCCTCTGAGGCATTGACCGGCAAACCCCAGTCTACTGCTCCCTTTCATCTGACCGGAAATCCCTATTACGATCAGGCGATCTGGGACGTTGGTCTCAACGCGCTCCTGAACGGCCACGCCCCGCAGACCGGAGACACCGTCCCCTTCATCGTAAGCCACCCTACCAAGGGGCGGATGCAGATGCCGGGCACCATTGAGTCCGTTGATCTAGACGCCAACGGGAAGCGCCGCTATTCCGTACGCCTTCAGAACGGGATGCTGCGCGACTACAGCCCCGGTTCGCCGATCATGCTCGCTGAGCCCCCCTCTCCACGCACCGCCACCCTTCCCAAGGTGGGCCGCATCGCCCCGGGGGATCTGCTCGTCAAAACCGACAAGGCTGGCAACTCGCAAATCTTCGAGCTGCACCACCTTTCAACGGATGGCGCCGCCGTGGTCCGCCGCGTGAACGACCGCCAGCGCGCCGGCATCTCCTACCAAGTGGTGGACCAGCGCGATCTTCAGAAGATGCGCGTCCTTGATCAGAAGGCTGCTGCGGATTTGTTTAAGGTGCAAGCACCGCCCGGGCAAGCCCCGCTGACAGACGCACCCGATGGCACCTTTAACTCCCCATTTCCTGCTGGCCCCGCCGTCCAGCCGGCTTCATATACGCCGCGAAACCTCGATAAGCCCCTGAAAGAAATCTCACTCGGTGACAACGGGGAGGTGGGAATGATCAGGCCGGGATCTGCATCGGAAGCAGACATCCAGAAGGCGTGGCGCGCTATTCATTCGGTGCTTCCGGATGAATACAAGGGAGCGGTCCGCCACATAGTGATGGACGATTACGGCCCGGAAAGCGTCTTCGGACAGTGGAACGCAGATACGGGCACCATTTTTTTGAACACCAACAGCAGTTCGGCCAAGTGGAACAAGGATCTGTACGGCACCCGGGACATCTGGCACGCCCTCGCCAAGACCATCGCCCATGAGTACCAGCACGCTTGGGTGACGGCGGATCCCCTCCGGGGAGGGCAGGCTGCGCAGGCACTTGGGTGGAGGCCGGCGAATGAAACCGGCTTAAATTTCGATGAAAGTTTTACTGGCAACCCCTATAGCCGAATCGACGTTCTAAACGATCAGCCTTATGTCTTCACCAGCCGCTCCGGCTTCAAAAAGGGCGCCAATGACATCTGGATGCGGCCTCTTTCAGAATCCGAAGCCTTTGATCTCCACATCGACCACTACCGCCGCAACCCAGCCGAGGACCTCGCCCATGCATTTGATCGCTACCTGACCGACCCGGAGGGGCTCTTCAAGGAGCGCCCGGACGCTTACGGTGCCATTGAGCGTGGCCTGCTCGGCCCCGCCTACACCGTCCCGGGGATGACTCCGCCACTTCAGGAACCCACCGGTCAGCTCGTCCTGCCGGGCATGGTGCCCTATGAGCACCGAGTCCCCTTCGGCCAGCTAGGCACCAAATCTATCCCTCTTGAGACCATGGATGCGCAGCTCTTTGACAAGCCTCCCGGGCCGTCCTTCGACGATCTCCAAGCGGAAATGTTCCGTCTCGCCGAATCCAACCCGGAGCGCTACGACGACGTGCAGTCTCAAGTGGAGCGCATCTTCGATATGGTGGCGGAGAAACATGGCGCTGCTCTCTCGGAAGCCGCCCCGGAGGGCGGTACCAAGCGCGACGTTGCCGTCACCCGCGTGATCACCGACATCCTCACCCACATGGAGAAGAAGAGCACCCCACCCTCCATTCGGACAGTGGCTCTCAACGCCGCCCGCGATATCGTCAAGTCTGCCCAAGCGAAGGGCACCGACATCACCGAAGTGGAACGGCAGGACACCTCTGGGATGTCCAAGTCTGGGCACAACACCGCCGAGGTGATCACCCCCGGTCAGGGAATGGCTGCGCCGCCTCCGCCTACGGCTGCTCCGGAAGCGCCCTCCTCCACCATCCCGACCGCCACCGCCGTCCCAGCCGCCCCCAAGCAGCCCGCCAAAGTCAGCGGCCGCAAGCGTTCCCTCCTGCCCACCGAGCTCTGGGGCCATCTTGTTGGAACGGGCGAGGAAAACCGCGCTCAATTGGTGGAGGAGCTGGACCGCCTCACGCCCACCAAGGCCGCGGCTGTCCGCGATCTCCTTGGTGTGGACCACAACGGTAGGGTGGCTGGCGACCGCAAGCCCTTTGGAGAAGTTGCCCGCTCCTTAAACATGAGCACCGCGGAGCTCTCCTCCCTCTTTCGGTATATGCAGCGCAGTCCAGACGGCTCCCTCTACATCCCCCCGCCGCCGAACCGCACCCACGCTCTCCACGAGGATGCCTTTGGCCAGATGCAGCTCTTCGGTCGCGGCCAGCTCCCGCAAGCCGTCGCCTCCCGCTTGGTGAACAGCAAGCAAGGTGACCAGCTCACCCCGGTCGCCGCCAAGTCCGATATCGACCGCATCACCCGCCTCTTGCAGGCGCGCCCGGATGACAAGCGCCTCCAGAACGATCTCCGCCTTTCGATCTCCCGCCTCGCCGATCTGGAACGCCAGCTAGCCAACGGTCAGCCCGAACCCAACCCCGCTCAGGGCAGCTTCCCCTATCCGTTTCAGGCGGAGCCGCCGAAGCAAACCATCCCCTACCTGAAGCAATTCAGGACGGACAATCTCCTGAAGGCATGGCGCGCCAACCGGGAGGCGCTCCAGAAGGACGGGAACAACGCCACTCTACTGGAGCGGGACCGCCAATTCAACGCCGAGCTCAACGGTCGAGGCGTTGATCTAAATAACCCCCCGTTCCCGCAGAAGACTCCCCCCTCTATGGGCAGGGTGCGCCGAACCCCGGAGGACGGCCCCACGCGACCCCCGGGGTCGGTGCAGATTGTCGCCTACCCTGAGCACCGCTACCCGCAGCTTCAGGAAGCGGCCAAGCGGGGAGACCTTCGGCCCCTCCGCTTCGAGCTCCGAGACGCCAGCGGTGCCACCATTGGGCACTATTCATCCCATTCGGTAGGCACAGATATCTCCCCCCATCCCGCCTTCAAGATTGAACCAATTGGCTACCGTGACGACGACGGAAATGAGGATGCCACCGCGCCCCTTCGTTTCCGCGTCACCCACCTTGGCACCGGGCAGGAACTGGGCGTCTTTACCAAGAGCGGCGTGGAAGCTGTGGTCAACCACCGCTTCATGCCCGGGATCAACTACGATCCCAAGACCAATACCCTCATTCCCGCCGCCGAGGACCTCGCGCACGAGGTAGACAAACTCCCCCGTGAACAGCGCATCGGTACCACCAACCTGACCGACATGGACTTCCGGATGCTGAGTGGGGAGCAGCAGATGCAGCATCTTTTCCTGATGCTAAACGATCCCAAGCAGAGCGGGAAGGAAGCTTGGCGCCGCTTCATCACCTATGCGCCCACTATCAAGCAATTCCCGGAGCTGAACGATAGGCTAGAGGTCCTTCAGCAGCGCCTCTGGGATCTCCACGGTGGTCCCTCCCCGGAGCTCAAGCCGGGCGACGAGGTCCTGC